GTCCTGCTTGTACTACAAAACCTAAAAGATTGTATAAAGTTACTGATGGCTCTGTAAATGGAAGATTAAAAAACTGATCTCTAATGTTTCCACCAGGTGCATCTACGTCTCTAAACTCTCCTGGTTGAATTGGTTGGTCATCATCTCTAACTCTAATCCCTCTAGATTTAAATCCAGCAGGTAAATTCTTTAAAGTTCCTGCATCAATTAATTGTCTTAGTGATTGAGTTGCAGCTTGTGATAGTCCACCAATCATGTGAGTTAAACCAAAACCATAAAAACCTAGTCCTGGTAAAAATTTGTAGTGTACAAAATATTCTGTTCTTGAATATGTAATATCATTTGGTTTGTAATTTCTATAAATAGATAAAATCTCTCCAGATCCTTCATCAATAGTTACAAGATATGGAATTTTTATTTTCTTAGCTTTGTCGTCAAAGTCCTCGTAATCATCTAAATTTAAATCCACATGCATTTCTAAAATATTATGCAAGTAATCATCACCTGTTCTCTTGATTCCTTCTAATTGATTTAATTTTTTCTGAACATCATCTGGCTCGGAATTAGATTCAATCAATTCAATGTCTCTGTAAAATCCTGCAGCTTGTTTTTTAATAACTTCGTTTTGAGTCATCTTGATGACATGTGTAATTCTTTCACAATCTTTTAAATCTGATGCAAAGTAAGGTACAACTAAATCTTCAGCAGGTACAAACTTAGATACAGGTCTGTCTAGTAATGCATCGTAATAAACTTTTTTAAATGTAGATCCAGATAATGGTAGATAAAATAACATTTGATCCATATCAGTTGTGTAGTCTTCCATCTCCTCCATTAGAAGATAATTCATATAATCTTTAACTCGATCTGCTTGTTGTTCGGTAGCCGGTGTCTGTAAGCCGATAACCTGTGTTCGTACAGGACCATCACTTGGTACTAATTCTTTGTAAGCTTGTGCTTGGAATTGTGTAACTGATTCAGCGAGTAAAGGATGCGTGACACCGGAAGCTCCTTTAAAGGGTTTAGTTACTTCTTGATACTTGGTGCCTAATAAATCTAAACCTTTAATATAAGCATCCTCCCATTCTTTTCTGGAAAGTTTATCTTTTTTGTATTCATCGATGAGTTCAGAAGCCATTTGTTTGAGCGTTCGCTCATCCATTGACTCTGCTAAGTTTGCATTGAAATCATCTTGAGGTCTTTCTTCAACCGTTTCTTCACCCTCGACTTCTACCTCAGGTAAACCTTCTGGTTGCTCTTCGATTGTTTCCTCAATTTTATCTTCAATAGTGATTTCTTCGTTGTTCTTTTCTACAGCCATATCTTATACTACCTTATTGGTTTAAATATATCTACTACTAATCCACCTTCCTTACGGTAGGTCTTCAAAGTTTGTCTCATAAGTGGTGACACCTTAATCGCAAATGCATCAAAATACAAGTTCGGATCTGACGGATCCATATAAGTAAATACATCTCTATCAGACATACCCTCGTATTCTTCTTTTGATAATGCATTTCTGTGATATTTTGCTTCTATTTCTTTTCCTTTTAGTTTGTGAGTTTCTGGATATTTAAATCGATCTCTATCTATTTCTTTGTATGGTTTTTTAGGATCTGATAAAGAAATCTTTTCTGGCCCTGCTTTAGAATTATAAAATCTTGCAGTCTTCTTCATAATCTCAGGCATTACTGCTTTTCCTTTTGCATCAATTCCTTTACCACTTGCATAACCATAAAATCGTTCATTACCCTTTTTGTATCCTTGTCTGTAACTTAATTTGTTAAACGGGGCAACGGCTACATAATCCACATTCTCTTTAGCAGCTTTATTCAATAAGTATTTAAGAGCATGGTCTCCATAAGCATCAGCCTCGACTAAGGGAAAGTAATCATATTTTTCTTGAGAACCATAAGAAGAGGGTCTTGTATAAGTCATTTTAATTTTATCGTTTATATCTTTTAGATCATTTGCAATTGCATTTGCTTTGTTGGTTTGTCCAAGTTCAATAGCCTCATCCATATCTTTTAACATCTTAGATCTATTTTGAGTTAATAAATTTAATTCAATATCTTTTTGAAATGGATTAATTCTTCTTTCTCCAGAGAGTTGTTCTGTTTTGGTTAAAGCTTTTGCAACTTTTTGGTTAGCATCAGATTGTATTTCATGAATTAAGAAAACCTTTTTACCATCTGGAGTATATCGTGTATCGTATCTTACGTGATAGATCATGTTTTCATTGACACCGTCAAAGTGACCAAATGTTTTTCTAGCAGCAGAATTACCAGGAATATCTTCATTTAATCTCCAAACTGTTTCTCGGTAATCATCACCACCTTCAAGTGTATAATTTCTTTCGCCCTTATATCGTGTAGCTATGGTTTTATCTGCAAAAGGTTTTGTAACATCATCTACTTCACCAATTAGTTGATTTACCATTCTTTTTTCATCTGCGTTTAAATTTTGAGATTTTCTAATATTATTCAAACTATCAGTAATACTTTTACTTGCTTCTTTTAAAGAGTTTGTATCTGATCTTGTTGTGAACAATCTTGATTGATATTGTGCATTGATCATCTCATCTTCAAGTGCATACAGCTTTCTTTGTCTAAAATTTTCTTTTAAACTATCAATTTGTTTTTGAATAACGGGTGCTTTAGTTTTAAATTTTTCCATAGCCCCTTTTGGTATTCCAAGTTCTACCGGTTGTAATCTATTTACAGGATTTAATTTAATCATACTGCCTAAAGTATTGGCATCTAATTTTAATCCAAACTTTTTAGCTGCGTATAGTAACCCACCTGTTAGATCTCCAGCTTCATTAAAACTAGCTAGGTTGGAATCAAAAAGTTCTTCCTTATTAATTGTTACTTCTTTACCTGCGAATGGGCCACTATCATATTTGAATTGCTTGGGTCCTCTTTCAGTTTTAGTTGCAGGTTTTCCAAATATTTTAAAGTTTACTTTTCTGGTAGAAGTTAAATGGTCTAACCATTCATCTGCACTAAACTCTCCTCTACCTTTTTTCATTACCCAGTCATAAGTAGAAGATCCAAATATAGGTGCTTGATCATCACCCATATGTAATGGTTTAGTTTTCTTTAATGGTGCTGAAACAACTGGAGCTTTGAATTCTTGTTCAGCTAACTCTTGTCCAGTTTTCTGTAATGATTCTTTTTCGTAACCTAGAAGTTTTTGTTCTTTGCCGGTGGCCGGTTGACTTGATACTTTCTTACCTCCAAGTATCTTCTTACCAATCCCTTGAATGATTGCCTTTAGGGACATGTGTCCCTCCTTATGTGATCTTAGTAGGTCTTGTTCTACCTAGTTTGCAGCCTCTAGCTTTGACCATTGTGCCTGATTTATAACCCATAGGTCTTTGCATCATACCACCACCCATTCTTTCATAAACAGGTCTTCCAGTCTGTCTTTCTTTCATTGTTTCAAGTCTTGATCTTTTAGCTTGTTGTTTAAGTTTAGTGACTGAAGCTTTTTGTTTTTTGATGTCTGTTCTATCTGGAACGTTTAAACGTCTTTCAGCTTTGTCTTGTAAATTTGCATTAATACCTTTTATAATTCCTTTTTTACCGAGATCAGCGCCACCGCCTACAGAATATTTTTTAGCCATGCCACCAACCATTTTTTTATTTTCTTTTTTCTGTTCCATTTTCTTTTTAAGATATTGAGAAGCAACAACACCTATAGCACCTATGCCTGCAGCAATCTTTCCTATTCTTGTAGCTTTGGCAGCTTTCTTTGCACCCTCTAACATCATTCTTCTTTTGTTAAATTGTGATGGAGTTTCTCCAGGTTTAAATCCTTTTGCTTCTCTCATCGCGGCCATAGATGGAAATGTTTTTCTAGACGCATCAGCGCCACCGCCTAATTTTGGTTTTACAGATGAAATAGGTTTAGTTGGATCAGCTTTAATTTCTTTTCCAATTCTAGCTTTCATAACACCGCCAGATTTTTTACCTAATAATTCTTTCATTTTTTTATTCTTTTGAAAAACTGCACCAAAACCTAATGGCATAGCTTTCCCTTCATCCTTCATTGCTTTACCTAAAGCCACTGCACCTAACGCAGCTTTCATAACTTTACCTGGTTTAATTTTTTCATCTTGAAGACCCATGCCTCTACCTTTTGCTTTTTCAGCTTTTAGTACAGCAAAATCTTTTGCATCAATTTTATCTGGTGGCGGAGCTTTAGCAGCTATCGCTTTTTGTTTTGGTGATAATTTTTTCATACCTGTATTTATATCACCTCCAGAGGCTTTTTTAAAGAACTTACTTGGTCTCAAATCACCAAAGTATTTATCCATCTCATCTCTCCAAGAAGCAGCAGAACCTTCTGAAGTTTCCCTGATAGACGCTGCACCTTGCTTACCCCTTACTCTATGGGGTTGAAATGAGCTCCCTTTTTGAGATTGTTTTTTAACAGGTACAATTTGTTCATTCCTTGCACCAGCTCTGTAATTCCATGGTTTGACACTTTTAGTACTAAGGCCAGCCTTCTCTTGATTTTTAGTTGCTCTCTTATTTCTTTGAGCTCTTTTAATTCTTTTAAGAATCTCAGATATAGATTTGCCTGCTAGTTTAATTTTGCTCATTAGTAATATTTATAATCTCGTTCTACTTTCATTGGCGGATCATCCCAGTCATCTGAATATGTAGAAACAAATCCACCTTGTCGATATCTTAACACAGCCTGTGTCATACTATCAACATAGTCGTCATACTGGCCATTTGGAAATGCTGCACATTCCTCAATGACTTCCTGTGCCCAGTGTTCGTCTAAAGGGGCAAATACATTGCCCGATTCAAATACAGGCGCACAGCTATTTATTCTAGTATGCTTGTCACGGCCTCTGGCAGGAACGAAATCAATTACAGGGATACCGGCTCTACGAAGTTCATGAATCAACGGTTGCCCTGATGCTTTGGCCTCGACAATAACTGTCTCTGGCTCCCAATATCTATATTGCTCTAAAGCTAAATTTTTTAAATCTGGAAAATCATATCTACCTTTGATTGCATCTAATAATATAATTGCTTTTTCATATCCCTCTACAGGCTCAAAGATTCCCCAAGTAGTGATAGCAGAATAGTCAGCAGTTTCTTTTGCACTGAATGCAGTATCATAACTTTGAATGACGTGCAGCAGTTTTGGTAAATGATCATAACTCCAATCTTGCCACCATTCTCTTTTGATGATTGCACCTTCCTCAGAAGTTGGGTCTTGCATGTATTGTGCGTTCCAGTTTTTTGTGGAGATAGATGCTTTAACAGAATCTAAATCTTCTTTGTTCCAATACTCAGGCCACACAGGTTTATCGTTTGGTAAAATTGCAGGAAATGAAATTACTTTCCATTGATCAGCTTTAGTTTCAGATTGTGCTTTGATGAGCCTTCCTGTTAGATCGTCTTGTGCCCAACGTGTCATGACCACTAAGATTCTTCCACCAGGTTGTAAACGTTGTCTAGGACCAGAGCTATACCATTCGTATGCTCTCTCCATAGCAGAGTCTGACATGGAGTCTTGTTCAGTGTGTGGGTCATCGATAATAAGTAAGTCCGCCCCTCGTCCTGTGATAGAACCGCCTACCCCCGCTGCAAAATATTCGCCACCATGATTGGTCTCCCATCGGCCTTTTGCCTTACTATCTTCTCGTAGTGTAACATTTCCAAAGATCTGTTTATACTCCTTGGTCGCCATTAAGTTTCTAACTTTGCTACCGAACCTTGATGCAAGTTCTGCGTTGTGTGATACCTGCATAATTTTTTTCTTTGGATACTTTCCAATATACCAAGCAGGGAACAAGTAAGATGCGAATTCAGATTTAGTATGTCTAGGAGGCATGTTTATGATGAGCCTCTTTGCATCACCATCAGCTATTTCATGAAATGCATTTGCAATAATTTGATGATGTCCATAGTTCTTAGGGTTATCAGTTTTACGATATATAAAATCTTGCCAGACAGCTTGAGCAAATACTAAGAAATCATCTTGGCACAGCTTAATCCATTCTAACTGTTTTTTTAAAATTATATCTTTAAGTTCTTCGTCACTAAGTCGATCTAAATCCATAAAATTTTTATACCCCCGGGGTGCCTATGGTACCTAAAAAACAAAGGGTCCTTTTTTACAATAGACTAATAAGAAAACACTTTCAACTATTTCATACCGTTTGGGACCCTACTACATTTATATATCCTACTTAGTAAACCCCGTTGCCTCAGGAAACGGGTACGCCTGACGCGAAAAAAAATCTGTTAATCTTAAAAGTTGTTTGGTGTTTGGTATGAGCCTTCTAGTAGGCGAGTGATGGGTACACCACGCGAGTTATCGCGTGGTGTTGTCGTGTGTTATCTACTTAGTAAATGCTTAACAGCAGGTGCAAGATCATTGACTAGGTTATCTCTTAAGTTATCAACAACTTGATTGCCAGAATTTTCCATGATGAACTTCTCAACTCTATTGTAAAGTAAAGCATACATCACTTCATAATTCACTTCTTTTTTCTGCTCACTACTCAAATCAACATCAACTTGAGTAGTTGGTCTATTGTCATTTAATCTAGTTTGCAACTGATTAAGTATAGCTATCATGTCAGTATTAGGCATTATG